ATATAAAAGCCTTAATACCATGCCCCATATCTACCCACTCCATTTTCGTATTACAAAATGAACAGTTTTCTTCTATTTGTTCTTTTGCTTTAATCCTTAATATTCTTAAAAAGAATTTCTTTATTTTCTTAATCATTTCACTCTTTCCACCCTTTTAACATCTGATACAGCACCATCGTTGCAATAAATATTGATTTCTTTCGTATCCTTTGTTAATATCCCTATTTTGATAAGCAACTCCGTTAATACTTTTTTCCAGTTCATACAACACCCTGGTTAGGCATTATGCCTCCGCCAATCTGTTGCATGGGATTTTTATCAAGCATCTTCCCTGATTGTGCTATTTTTGCTTTTTCTATTTCAGTACCGTATTTTAATTGGTCTTTCTGTGCTTCTGCTTGTTGTGCTGACTGTAAAGATTGCATGATTTGTGCCTTCAATGCTTCAGGGATGGGGTAGAGACTGATAAATATATCGGGTGGTATGGGCGCCCCTGCCCTTGCTGCCTCAAGACACATCAAGAAAGCCCCCATCATTGCAGAAGGAGCGGAAGGTGATTCTCCAATATCAACATCATATTCCGTAAAATCCACAGTTTTAAGTAAATTCATTATTTCTTCCCTTGGGTATTCATCAAATGCTTGTCCTGCTATCTGCACACCTTGTGGATTAGTTTTCTTTTCTCTGATATTTTCATGTTCTATAATCCTTATAATCCTTTCAGGCGTATAGTGCTTTTGTATTTTCTTCAAAAGAAGTTTAGCCAATAACTGTTCTCCAAAAGACATATTATCAAACAGGAAATCATTACCTATAAGCTGTTGGACTATTTTTTGTCTCATAGCAACACCGCTTTGTTGTTCACTTTGCAATCCCTGTAGGGATAGATTTACATTCATTATCTCACGGAGATTCCTTGCAAATAACTCTATGGCGTTGACAATCTCATTCGGAAATTTAATTCCCTCTTCCTTAACGGGTATTTTGCTTATATCACTCACTTCATGTGTAGAACCAGGGATTGAAGCCGTCTTTTCCCAGTTTTTCCTTACATTTTCGTTTGGAAATGTTTCGCTGTCATAGTAACGTATATACAATGCACATCTTGAAATAATATCTATGAACTGCGAGTATGTCTTATTGATAAGTCTCTGTAAATCCTTTACGCCCTCTATTTTTCCCCAGAACTTACCGTTACGAAACTTCCCATAAATGGGCACTACTTCAAAATCTTTATCGTCTACATAAAAATCTTCAAGAAATACGTTTGATATTGTTCTTGTAATTTTCATTCTATAGGATTCTCTTTTGATTGTAGTCATGCCCTGAATAGTTTTAGCCTTGTTGATGTCATCTTTCATCCATCCGATAGGTGCAAATACAAAACCATCTGTAGCGTTTACTAAAACATCAATTTTGTTATATTCCTTCTTCCACCTTTCAAGCAGTCTGTATTTTTTTGCATTCTTGTCTATCAATTCATATTCAGCAAATTTAAGACCGTTGTCCTCATTAATATCAAGTGGAACTGCAATTATCTTTTGTTCTGAATCCATTTTTAAAAATCTTTCAGGATAAAGAGCTTTAATTTTTTGTTCTGAATACCATTTTGTTTTAAACATCAATTCACAATCTGATAAATCCTCTTTTTCGTGTGGTGCAAAAAATGCCTCATTCCATTTAAAGCGTTCCACAAAGATAATGCCCTGTACATCTTTTTCATAATCAACACCCATATTAAACAATCCTCTACCGATCACCCCTTCATCTTCAAAAACCTTTGATTTTTCCCTTTGATAATAACAATTATTAAGTATCTTTTTTGAAACTATGTTCGCTATATCCGCCCCAAAAGCATCCCCTTTTTCACTTGGTAAATAGGTAATATCTGTTCTATTTTGCCGTTGGTATCCCGTTAATACGTCTATTTTGTCTTCGAGGACATTAATGGTAAGTGCCGCTCTTGTTTTATCTTCTGGTATTTCCCATCCCTCCCATTGTTTATGAGAATACATATCCTCTGCTTTTTTGCCTGCAATACGGGCATCTCTTTCATAATCAAAGCATTCTTTGTAATCCAATAATTGCTCTGACACAATTTCCTTTTCAGTTCTTTTATCCTTTGTCTCTTCAGAGGGGACATAATCAATTATTTCGTGTGTATGATTTTTTACAGGTTGAATAATGCCCCACGCTATCGGATGTGTATGTTCTTCGTTTGATGTAAATCCTGTACCATCATCCCTCAAATAAACTATATGTTGATGTCCGTTTTTTACTTTTTTAGTTATCTTTAGTATCGGCATTTATGCCCTCATCCATGAATTTTGATTCCGTCTCTGTTCTGAATATCTGCCACTCCGTATTATCCTTCTCTCCTCTGTCTCGGTTGTATGACGGAATATCAGGTCGTTCTTGGCGAAGGTAAGTTTAACAGCATCACCATCATTGGGGCTACGATTATATTTAAGACGTTTCTTAACATCATATTTGCTTTCTATCCCTTCTTTTCTCCCCTCTGGTTTTCTTCGAGGAGCGGAGAGTTCTTCTATAAGAAATTGGTGGTGTGGGATGCTGATTGTCCCTTTTTCAAAATAATCTCGCATTCTATAGGTTAATTCAGCATTAAGATTGACATATTTATCTTCATCTCTTGCTTTGTTTCTGACATCTACAGCATAAACCTTGCATTTATGGCCTTGTAATACCCTTTTTGCTTCATAATAAGCACCATTGCCAATGCCTATAACATCAAAAAATAAGGCATCAAGATTTTCTTCGATAGCGATTGCCGCCGCCCAATCTCCCACTTCAACAGAATTGGGAGAAGAAAATTTATATCTAACTTCCTCAATTTTAAGGCCGTGTCTTATTCTCAAAATTGTATTATCACCGCCCGCCCCAGGGTCACATCCACCGATACGGGGTTCGTATGGGTCAGGTATGATTTCTCTTTTTATAGCTTCCATTACCCACGCATAAGGGATAATCGAATCATTATCCGCTATGGGTGGAAGCCCCTTAACAAGGGTTCTGAATGTGTTTGATTCCCTGCCATACTTGTCTTCCATGTCTTTGATATGTTCTTTTGTAACAATCTCTGAATCCTCACTATCCCAATGAAGGAGAATCCATTTATCGGTGAATCCTCCTGTATGTGTTTCCATTGCAAAGCCAATGTTAAAAATAGGGTTAAAAAGAATAAGCATAAAGTTGACATCTTTTGTAACAGTACCTTCAAGTGGTTTATATACAGCATCATTAATTCCAGCTGCATCATCAAGTATGATAGCCATGTGAATATCGTGATAGCCAAATAGTGTTTTAGCCTGTGCTTCGGGATCATCTTTTGGATTAGCCGTTTTTGGGAAGGCGAAATTTATAGGTTCTTTCCCTTTCGGAGGTTTACGGAATATCCTGTCAGTCTGAACGATAATATTATTCCGGATAAGGGGATCAACAATGGGCAACCCATCATTGCCTGTTCGATTCAACCATCTTGACACTTCCATCCACAGAATATTTTTTAACTGGTCAGCACTTGGAGCGGTACAGGGGATAAGAACATGCTTAAAACAAATCTCGAACCAAAGGATAAACCATGAAGCCCAAGCATCTTTGCCACTTCCTTGCCCTGACATGATAGACATACCGAGTTTATTAGCATAGGCATTTTCTTCTTCAGTCATTGGATGGTTATAAAGTCTTTTAATTTTTGCATTGACCAACTTAGATACTTCACGACAGGCTTCTCTCTGTTGAGTGGATATAGACCAACCTCTTTTGCCATCTACGCCAAGAGCCTCCTCAACAAAGGCTTCCATTGATTCACGCCAACGCATAAACAATAAATCCTGTTTGTCTTCCCTTGAAAGTTCTTTAGCCATTTTTTTTCTTATATAAATCCTTCTTATTCATGTGTTCACAATATGAACATATAGCCACTATATACGGGAAAAATCTGCCTCTTGATGTGGTTTCCATAATGTTATATTCGGGGTAATCGCGACAATCCGTCTTATCACAGGGAAATGGTTTTATTATTGGCAGTTGTGGAATAATCTGGGGGGTATCCACTTTTGGTTTTTTCTCTTTTTTCTTTCTCTTTTGAGCCTTATCCCATGCTTTTGACATTATCTCCTCTTTACATGCTTCGGTAATTTCTTCCCCTTTGATTCCTCAAGATGGAATTCAAGAATACTCAACGGGAGCTTAGCAAGAGACCTTGGGACATAAGACGGCATCGGTTTATGGTTTTTTTTCGCCTGATAAGCCGCCCCATAAATGCTTCTTTCCGCATCAGATGTTAGTGGAGTATGTTTTCTCGCCATTACTTCTTCCCCTTCCCCTTTCCC